GGCGCGGATAGGCTCAAGCGGAGGCTGGGCGCAGATAGGCTCAAGCGGAGGCTCGGCGCAGATAGGCTCAAGCGGAGACTCGGCGCGGATAGGCTCAAGCGGAGACTGGGCGCGGATAGGCTCAAGCGGAGGCTGGGCGCAGATAGGCTCAAGCGGAGGCTCGGCGCAGATAGGCTCAAGCGGAGACTCGGCGCGGATAGGCTCAAGCGGAGACTGGGCGCGGATAGGCTCAAGCGGAGGCTCGGCGCGGATAGGCTCAAGCGGAGACTCGGCGCGGATAGGCTCAAGCGGAGGCTGGGCGCGGATAGGCTCAAGCGGAAACTGGGCGCGGATAGGCTCAAGCGGAAACCGGGCGCAGATAGGCTCAAGCGGAGACTCGGCGCGGATAAAATCTACAGGAAAAAACTCCGTGATATGTTGCGCCGGAAATGGTTGTTGTGCAAGTGCAAAAATCGGGAGCTGGATAACGCTTGCCGAATGGGGAGAAAAGAACGGGGAATGGTTGCCGCTTTGTGTCAAAACTGAATACGTTGACGGCGAAAGAATCAAAGAAGATACGCTATACAAACTCGAAAATGGCGAATTTGTGGAGAAGGAGAAATAAAAATGAAAAAGAGAGCAACAATTATCAAAACCATAACAACCGCAATTGCGATCATTATCGCCCTTATAGCCTTACTCGTTATCCTGCTCGGGCTCAGCGGGTGCTCCGAAGCTTATATTGCGAACTCCAACATCACAAAGCAATCCGGGTATTTTGAGTGCGAGCGCCGCATCACCGTGTACAATGCTCGAACCGACAAAGTGATAATGTACATAGAGGGTTACATAGACATATCGAACAACTCTAACAGCGAGCTTGTCGTAACGGCAAAAGTCGGAGAAGGTCAGTACAAAAAGAACTATGTGTTCCTGAACGATTATACGCTGTACGTTGTAGAAGATATCAACGGCACACACACCGACCCGTATCACTACAAGGTGTATTTCCACACGAACATCCTGCCCGACATTGATGTCAAGCCCTGAAAGGAGCCACATTATGGATAGACTGACGAAACCCGATTTTACCATCTGTACGACCTGCCGGGCGCATGACCGGTGCGAGATCGAGCGGCGTGCGAATAACACGACGAAATGCCGTGAAGCACAGATATATGAACGCCTCGCGGCGTATGAGGACACGGGGCTGACGCCGGAGGAAATCCAGCAGATGAAACTTGTGCTTGCGGGCGAAACAATTGCACGCCTCACCGAGATAAACGACGTGTCGGTCTCCCGCATCGCCGCCCTCGCCAATGCCGATAAGGACAGTCGCGTGGTTATCCTGCCGTGTCATGTCGGAGATATTGTATATGATATCGAAGACGGGACGCCATATGCCACGCGGGTCGTGAGCTTTGTAATGTTTAAAGATGGCAGTGTGTCGTGCAAAACGGTGTCCTCATTCCCGGACGTTGCGAGCTTTGGAACACGTATATTCCTGACGCTTGCTGATGCCGAAGAAGCACTTGCAAAGGAGAAAAAATAATGCCGAAATACATTAACGCAGATGAAATGCTATCGGACGAAAGCGAAGCATATATAAGAGCGCAAACAAAAATCTCCGATATTGAAACATACGCTCTAAATTATCTCGTCCATGCAAAAATACAACGGCTGCTGCACGACGCTCCCGCCGCAGATGTGCAGGAGGTCAGGCACGGAAAGTGGGAAGAAATCCGAGACGCACGCGGACAGCTTGAAGGGTGGATTCACGCGGAGTGCGGGCGGGAAGTAAAATCGAAAGAAAGCTATTGCCCGCATTGTGGCGCAAAGATGGATGCGTCCAAGGAAGCATAAATAAACACAGCCGCCGAGCATTCGGCGGCTGTACTGATACTAAGTGATACCAAGTGATACTTTTGCGAATAATTTATGTAATAGTACTCATACAATAAATGACAACATATTTATACTTACTTAGCTGTAGCAAGCTCTGTGAATTATTAGCCTCGGTTTATCTCGTGCACAAAACTTTACGTGGCAAAATCACCCCATCGGGTTAATTTGCTATTGACATTACGAATCATTCTTGTTATAATATAATTGACCTATGAAGTTAATCGAGCGAGGTGATTCATTGAAAGTTGAGTATAAAAACTCGAGCATTGAGAAGGTGTGTACGAATGCTTCGGTTGCTGAAAAAAAGTATGGATTAAAAATGGCTGAAAAAATTCAGCATCGAATAGAACAAATCATAGCCGCGTCAAGTGTCGAAGAAATGATTAAATTTCACGTAGGTCGTTGCCATCCGTTGCATCATAATAGACAAGATCAATACGCCGTCGATCTTGTACATCCAATGAGGTTAGTTTTTACGAAGAAGGAGGACAAAGCGCAAATTGCGTATATTATCGATATAATAGATTATCATTGAAATGGGAAACAGTCAAAAGGAGGGAAATCACAATGACGAGGAGTCGTAGCTACATTGCCACACCACCCGGCGCAACCATAAAGGAGCAGCTCGAGGATCGTGGTATGAGTCAAAAGGAGTTTGCTTCTCGTATGGGCATGTCTGAGAAGCATATAAGTCATCTTATCAACGGTGACGTGCAGCTTACATCTGATGTTGCATACAGGTTGGAGATGGTGCTCGGTCTGCCAGCGGCGTTTTGGAACAATCTTGAATCCCTATATAGAGAAAAGCTTGTTAAGGTCGAAGCAGAAAACGCGTTAGATGCGGACAAAGAACTGTCAAAAAAGTTTCCGTATAAGGAGATGGTAAAGAACGGTTGGTTGCCGGACACCCGAAAACCTGAAGAGCGTGTGATAAATCTCCGCAAGTTCTTCGAAGTCGTACAGTTAAAAAAGCTTGAAAATACTAATCTTATTCCGAATATAGCATGCCGCCGGTTATCCATTACCGAAAAAACCGATTTTGCCTTAATCGCTTGGGCTCAAAAAGCAAAAATCGAGGCAAGAAAAGTTCAGACCGCGCGTATAAATTTGGATGAGCTCACAAAACAGTTGAACACCATACGAGCAATGACGGTAAAAGACCCCGCTGAGTTTTGCAATGAACTTTGCGAGTTGCTGGCTAACTGCGGAATAGCATTGGTTTTTTTGCCTCATATCGGCGGTTCGTTTCTTCACGGCGCGACTTTTTATGATAACGATAAAATCGTAATCGGGCTGACTTTGCGAGGTAAAGATGCCGATAGATTCTGGTTTAGTTTGTTCCATGAAATTGGACACATTGTCTTAGGACATTTGAACCAAGGCGCAGAAATCGACAATTGTGCAGAAAGATGCGCCGATCAATTTGCAAAAGAAATTTTGATTCCGCAGGCTGCCTTTAATTCTTTTGTCCGAAAGAGATCATTCACCGAAGAATCCTTGATTAATTTTTCTGAAGAAATCGGAATCGATCCCGGAATTGTGGTAGGACGTTTGCAAAAGGAAGGCTATATAGAGTTTAGTTGGCACAATGATTTAAAGACCAAATATGAATTAAATACATGAATGCAAAACCATTGAGACCCCTTCGCCGCAGTTTATGTTGGTAGGTACATTTTAGGTACAAGAATTCGTTTTTTATGGTTTTTGAGCGTGAAAATACGTGAAAAACGCGTAAAAACGGTCTTAAAAGTGCGTAAAAATGCGATTTTCGCGTGTTTTCGTGCTCGGCGTCGTCTCTCTGCTTCTCCGCCAGAAAAAGAACCACTATATATAGTGGTTCTTTTGCTTTATATGCCACAATATATTGTGGTTTTTGAGCTATTGAAAAATCGTTAGGTACAATTTAGGTACAAGAATTTTTTCGCCATGTTTTTCTGAGCTGTTTATAGGAGCTTATTAGAGGTGTTTTTAAAAAAATAAATGTACAATCTGCGCTACATTTTTAAAAATACCTATTGACAGACACTCCGTTATGTGCTATAATACAGACAACAAAGGACGTGTTCCAAATTAACGGAGGCTTACAATGACCTATTCTCTCACCCTCAAAGACCGCCCGCTCATCATCGAGGGCGACAACCTTAAAAGCGCCATCGAGAACAACTTCGCTGCTATCATCGACGCCACCGACGCAAAGAACAGCGCCGGTTACATCCTCTCCCGTGCGTGGGTGGATGCCGACGGACTGCACATCATCGCCAGCGGCAGTGACGCACTTGCGGACTTTGACCCGACGACCGACAAACCGCGCGAGTTTGTCTTCCGCATCGCCGACCTTCACGGCACAACAGTTCCCTTCGAGATCGAAATCGAACCCGCCCGCAAATTCGACCCGTTTGCGCCCGAGATCATGAATTACACCGACGGACAGAAGTTCGGCGTAATCCTCGGTCTGGCGGAGGAGATCGCCACCCACCATTGCAAGGAGCCGAGAGCCAATGCCGCTCTGGACGCAGCAATCACCGCGTATGAATATAAGCCCGAATTCCTGTACAATCAGGTGTTGCAGATACTCACAACGCACCGCATCAAAGACAGCAAACAGGCAGCCAACATCATGGCACGCATCCACGAGCTCCGCGCTTCCATCACATCGTTCAAGCGCGACGCGGGAGCCACCATAGTCGAGAAGTGGCACGTAAAAAAATACTTCGATGACCTCAACACCGTCACCGCGCTTGAGTATTACCGCAAACGTAAGGATATGACGCAGACACAGCTTGCCGAAGCCGTCGGATGCACCCGCTCCCAGATAGCCCGTTATGAAGGCGGCGCCAACCTCGGAGACGCAAAATACGCATTTGTCTGCCGTCTTGCAGAAGTTCTCGACTGCCGCGCGGATGACCTTGTGTGCGGCGGAGTGAATGCAAATGCCCCCGCCAACAGCAATTAAATTATGAGCAAAAGTATACGCGACCTGACAGGTCAAAGATTCGGCGATCTTGAAGTGATAGAAATCGCGGGCAAAACCCCTCGCGGTGCAGTTACATGGCGCTGCAAATGTCACAGATGCAGAAACGAAGCGATTATTCCCGGACAGCAAATGACCAACAAACGCTTCCCGCAGATAGACTGCGGGTGCCGGAAGCGTGAAAAGCTCGCCGACCTCCCGAGCGGGCAGTACGGCGGCATATACGTGATCGAAAAAACCGAAAACAGATATTTAGGCGGAGATACAATGTACCGGTGCCGCTGTCTTGCCTGCGGCAAAGAATTCGAATTGCCGAAATGCAGCGTGAAAGACAAACCAAAAAGCTGCGGCTGCTTGAGGTATTCCGTCAACGATTTCAAAGCACTGTCTGACGCGGGGGTCGCTGCCAACATAGTAAACGGAGCCAACCTGAGCTGCGTCTTCAAGCAAGAGGCGACTAAGAAAAGCAAAACAGGCGTGCGCGGAGTGTTCCCCGAGTCTGGGCGCGCAGGTCAATACCGCTTTAGCTGCCGCGTAGCGGGCGAATTGGTAGTGGGCACAGGCTTTACAAGCATCGAGTCTGCCAAAGCCGCCCGAGACGAAACACAAGCATTATTGATCCAAAAGCACGGGATCCCCGCAATGATACCAAAATCAAAAAATAAGCCCTGACCTTTCGGTCAGGGCTTTTCTTTACCTTATTTCTTTTCCTTCATCGACGCGATGAGAGCCTCGCCCGCGCCTTTGATTATCGCCGTGATATCCACGCCCGCAGAGTTCAGCACGTTCTTCGCCGCGTCGGACATCTTCTCCATCGAGCCGTCTATCAGCATCTTCCCGAGCTCGGCTATCTCAGCCTTCGTCAACTTGCCGTCGGCACTCGCAGCCTTCAGCTTGTCAACCGTCGTCTGCTGAAGCTCAAGCACGGTCGTCTGCGCCGCGCGTATCGCCTCGTCGGTCGCCGTGCTTATGTTCGACAGCTCCGCGCGCTTTGCGATCTTCGCGGTCAGCCACGCGCCGAGCACGCCTATCAGGGTAACGATGAGAGTCGCCACGATCTGCACAAGGTTTTCAATAATTACGTTCGTCATGATTTTCTCCTTATCTGTCCGTTATGTTCCGATATGCCAAGTCTTCACCTCGGCGTATATCCTGTCAATGAAAGAATTGCCGCCCAAGGCTTTGTACGCCTTGTATTCATACATGAAATTCTCATACTCATACTGCCGTATCGTCCCCGCGTCGCAGTGGCGGTAATACATCCGCAGCATGTCCGCCCGCAAAAGGCATTTCTGCCCGTTGCGGACTTCGTTCATCCCGCACAGCCACAGGCGCATCGGCTTTATGAGCAGCGCCAGCAGCGCGAATACCGACATGGCATATGAGCATATCTGCGCTATTTTCCCGATCGTCTCCATATCATTCCTCCGGTATCGTCAGCACGTCGCCGGGGTAAATGGCAGGCAGCTTCATGCCGTTCGCCTGCATTATCATCGGGAACTTCCATCCCTTGCCGTAAAACTTCTTTGCGATGCCCCACAGACTGTCGCCCTTCACGACGGTGTACTTCACCTCTTCGGGCTCTGCGGGCTCGTCCGGTTCCTCGGGCTCGGGAGCCGCACCGGGTATCTCTATCTTCTGCCCGACGCGTATGAGGTTCGGGTTCTCGATGTTGTTGAGCTTTGCAAGCTCCCGCCAATCCACACCGTAGCGCTTGCCGATGCCCGAAAGCGTGTCGCCCGCCTGCACGGTGTATATCGTGCCGATGGGAGTCGGCTGTTCGGGTTCTTCCGGCTGCTCAGGCTCGTCCGGCTCAGCAACGGTCGCATACTTGTTGTAATACACCCGCCCGAGCTCGGCACGTCTGGCGCAGTTCGCCTCGCTCTGATCCGCGGGACGCTCGAAGTTCAGCAGTATCGCATCCGACGCTTCCTTTACCGATCCCGCCTCGGAGAGTATCGCAACGTCCTTGCCGAAGTACGCGCGCAGCTCCTTCATGAGATAGCCGAGCTGCATCTCATAGTCGCCTATCGACTTGCCGCACTTCTTCGCATGGATCAGCAGATCGCGCTTGCGGGACCAATACGTCCATTGCGCCAGACCGTACCCCGCGTGGTCGTTTATGAAGTTGTCATACGTCTCCGCATCGACCGCCTCGGTGTAGGACGCATCGTTGTAGCCGAGCCTCCGCTCCGCCGAGTTCTCAAGGTTGTCCGAACGCAGCCCCGACTCGGCGTACAGGTTACCCATCAGACCCGCAACACCGTATGCATTGCCGAATTCCCCCATGAGGTAGTCCCATATCGCCTTTTCGTCAGCCGCGCTGCCGGTGCTTATAACACCGTCGATCTTTTCAAGTGTTTTCATTTTTCTGTTCCTCCGTTGTGATTTTTTCGATCAGCTCCCGCACCCATGCGGGCAGGAGCTTATAGAGTTTATTGCCTTTGATCTCATCGAGCCGGGATATAATACCGTCAAGCTGTGTTCGCAGCCTGTCCCGCTCGGTTTCGATCTCCTTGCGCTTTTTGTTGTAGGCAAGGATCCTCTCGCGCAGCTCATCCGTCATGACTTTGCCTCCGTCTCTCCGCTGAGCAGGAGGTCGAGAGCTTCACGCAGTTCTTTCACCTGATCCTCAAGCGACGGTTCCGGCACTGGCATTTCCGCTGCCATTTTCTCACACTCCGCGATCTCTTCGGCAGTCATTTCGCGAATCACACCATTGATGCAAATCTTCATTTCTTTATCCCCCATATTTGAACATTACGATAGGTTAACCCCGTCACGGTGCTATCCGCATAATAAGGGGCGAACTGAATTTTTGATAGCGGAGTTTGTCGCTTGGAGTTATCGTAAACATATTTTCTTACATTGCTCATGGCGGGCGGATATTCGGCAAGCGAACCGGCGCACGTCGCGCCTTCAAATGTCAGATATCCCTCAGGAGTCCAATAAAACTCACCGTTTACGGTCACTTTGGCTGCCTTTGCCGCAAACAACTGATACCAATCAGCCGTCATATTGTTGGCGTACATCCACACCGTGGCGCTTCCTGTTCCCGCAACTTCAATAATGCCGTTGAAATGGATTTTCTTGCACTGTTCGATTCCTTCGGGTGCAAATTCGATCTTGGCGACCGGCTCAGTGATATTGTCGTATTTTTCAAGCAACTCCCACTTTTCCTTTCCCGCCTCGATCTCGCTATCTACATAATGTTTCGTCGCAATCTGCATGTCTGCGGTGGGGTCGGCTTTCATGGTCTGCTGTGGCATCACACGCTGTCCGTCCGCGGTCACATTCATCATGAGCGGTGTGTGACTTTCAACGGTGCTGTATTTGATTTCTCCGGTGTCCTCTTCCTGCCAGCAACTTACCACCGTGTCACCATCTACAAAATACGCCCCGAGCCGCTTCCTTTTCGGCGAGTAAGCGAATTGATATAATACGCTTTTGAACGGATCTTTATATGCGCGGAATTCCGCAGACAAAAGCCCCGCCTGATAAAGCAGAATGAAGCCTTTCAAAAAGCCTTCCATTCCGGCAGGATTCCTCGATACCCCCGAGTTGCATATGTTATATACAATGCCGTTGTACTTTGTTTTGATTTCATCCGTAGCGTCATCCGCAGGCGCCGTCAGGGTTCCCGTTTCGATATATATCTTTTTGGTCTCCGTTCTGCCGAACATTGTGTAGGTCACTTCCTGCGCTCTCAGCCCTAATGTTTCGTCCATCGCGCCGATGTTCGCCCGTGCCTGCGCCTTTTCCGCGTCCGTAAAGCTCTGTTCCGCCGTTCGGACGGCGGTATTGAACCGTATCATGAGTTGGTTATACACATCCGGCGCGGGGTCTGCGGGCGTGCCGTCGGGATCGGTGCAGCACGGGACGGCTTGTATCAGCGCCGCAGTGGTCGTGCGTATGTCGCCCGCATAGCACCCGACCGATACCGTGCGCGTGTCGCGCAGCACAGGCACGCCGACCTCATCGCCCGTAAATTGCACGTCGGTGTATTTGCCGCCGTCGTAGACGAACCGCGCGGTCTTTGTGTCATATGCCGCCCATTCGTCGTCAAAATCGAATTTGATAACATAGTCGCTGTTGCCGCAGACTATGCGCTCGCGCCCGTTGCATTTTGCCCGCTTCTCGCGGACGGTTATTTTTATGTAGTTCATTTATGTACGCCTCCCAAATTGCTATACCGGCAGTTCTTCGTTCTTCGTCGCATAGGCGTTCGCGCCGTCTGCGCAGGTTGCAGACACCTTGATATACGCCGTGCCCGCCGGAGTGTCGCTGTTGTAGACAAACTCAAAAATCCCGTTACTGCTCACAGTAATCCCGCTTGCGTAACTCGATCCGGTATATGGTGTGCTTATATCGCTCTGATTATTGAGCCGCGCTTGGGCGGACGAATAAAAGACCACTGTCGCGTTAGGATATCCGGCGAAAGTAAAGCCCTTGATGCGGATTATGTCTCCGCTTGCAACGGGAATAAAGCCTGTCGTGCAAGCCCCGGAAGAATCTGATTCGTTGCCGGTCGAGCCGCTAAGACGTTTTCCGTTCGTGTAACCGTATGTATCCAGTATGTTTACCGGCGGCGCGCCTGTAACTGCCTTGGCTGTGATGGTTATGTTTCCTGTCGCCTGCGGTATAACGATTACGCCCTTGTCATCGGGATATACGTATTGCAGATAACTATTGCGCTTGATATCCGCGCCGCCCATCTGCACCGATACTTCCGACAGGTCATATCCGCTCGCGGGAGTTATTGTTGCCGTGTATTTTTGATACTTTGTTACCGTGTCGGCCCCTGTTATCGTCGCATTATCTCCCGTTTTCGTGACCGTAAAATTATCAAGCGACAATGTGATCGTTTCGGGAGTGCCGTCTATCATCGCCGCACGGTAAGCGTTGATTTCCTCGGCGGTAAATCCGAGAGAGACAGCAAAAGATATCGCGCGGTTGCGAAATGTGTCCGCAAGCCCTCCGACAAGAGGCACGGATTTGATGGCATTAATCAGCCCTTGCCAGTCGCTCTCGTTCCTTCTGCGCGCAGTCGCATCTGTGCCGGTGCCGCTGTAAAAACAGGTAAGCTCATAGTCCTTATCAATGTCGCTTTGTGCCATTCCGAGCAGTGCTTCAAGCACGCACGCGAGCGTTCCCGTTCGGTCAGCTCCCGCCGAGCAATGAAAATACACGGGTTTGTTTTTGGTCACGGAGTCAAACACAACTCCGAGATTGTATTTCCACGCGTCCGTGTTGGTCAGCGAGTACCAGTTGTAATCATCGGCGCAAAACCATTCGATGCCCCAAAGCGAGTACTTTTGCGGAGACTCCGCCTTCCCGCGCAACTGCAACTCTGTCTTTACGCCGATTTTGTTTGTCATCAGGTCTTTGTCTGCCACCTGTGCTTCGCCGCCGCGAAATAGCATCCCATACTTGACAGTGCCGCCGTCACAAGCCCACCCGCCGATATCACGGACGTTATCGGTTGTCGTATTTATCCATCTCAGCGCATCAAGCGGTTTCACCGTCCCCGCCTTGTTGGTCGATGCAAAGGGCGCTGCCACGTTAGGCACACCGTTGTAATACGTAACGCCGTCGACCGTCTTGCCAACGGGTTTGGTGTTGCTTTGTACGGCTGTTGCGGGCGCGTAGGTCGCTATCTGTGACACGGTGTAGTCGGCCGGGTCGTAGGTCACGCCTGCAAGGTAATTGCGCACAGCCTCTGGGCATTGATGCCATGTGATGTGCTCGGCGGCAGTGCTGCCCGACCCCGAAATAGCCGCTATCGCCGCGGGCATTTCGGCGGGCTTGTACGTCGCATCGCTGCCGTTTTTGGCGCGTATCGCGTCGGCTATCGCCTGTATCGTCGATTCTTCGTACAGCTTTTTCGCCATCAGTAGCTCACCTCCGTGCCGTCCGTGAGCGACAATTGCGCATCGTTCGTCAGCTTGCCCATAACGTATACATCGACGTTGACATTGACCTCGCTCGTCATCTCGGCAGGGCGCCAAAAATACCATTTGCCCGTGTTGGATTTCGTGTGCCGCTGATTGTTGAGCTGTGTCTCAACGAAAAACGCCGCGCCCGAATCGCCTACGTGGAGCTGCTGCACCGGAAGCTCCGCGAACGTGAAGGGATAATCCACATTGCCGTATTCCGTTGTGCTCTCATACGCGTTGCCCCACGTGCTTGTAGCCGTCACGCCTGTGCACTCGACCGTGCCCCAGCACTCCGCGCGACCGGATGCCCATTTGCGGTAGTACCATATGCCCGAAGTGCCCTGCTCAAGGACGTAATCGTCGCCGTATGGGTCGCCTTTGGGACCCTGCACACCACGCGAGGGCTTGCCGCTGTCGGTGCCGCCCGTGTACCAGTTGCCGTTGTCGCCTATGTACGGCGCATCGACAAGCGCCGCATTGCATTTGTTTATAAGCCCAACGAGCACGTCGTAATTTTCGTCGGCGCTTATCTCGTCATTACCGTTCGCCGCCCTTTGTGCCCTGACCCAAAACGCAAGCGACGTCAGCTTTTCGTCGCCTACAACGACCGATACGTCGCAGCGCACCATGCCGTCAAGCTCCAGCATCCACGACGTGAGCGGCACCGTGATCTTGCCGCCGGTGCCCACCGTGCCCGCAAAGGATCTCGCCGCACCGTCGTCGCGCCGCGCATTGACAAGCACCATCGCACCCGACGGCACCGTCAGCGCCTCGCCGTCGCTTTGCAGCTCGATCTCAAGGTACCGCGACCCGCTGTCGAGCTGCTTCGCGGGTATCGGTTCGAACCGATTCTCCCGCGATACGTCAACTGTGATCTTCTTTGTTATCTTCATCCTTTGAAATTCTCCTCCAGATTTGCGATGCGTTCTTCAAGTGACGTGATGCGCGCTTCATGCGACTCCTCGCCCGGACCGAGACCGGAATTGTTGCCGACCACTTCCTGCAAATGCGTAATGTCCGATGTCGTGGTGCTTTTCCAATCGACCATCAGACCGACGTGCTCGTTGAATGCGTGGCACAGCTTGGGAATGGTGTACATCGCGCCCTCGACGTTCAGTTCGCCCGTCACATTCGCGATATCCACGGTCAGATCATCGACGGATATCTGATCCGCCGTCAGCTTGCCCGTCACGTTCGCCGCCTTGACCTTAAGCTCCGCTGCGTCTATCTGATCGGCGGTGATCTTTATCGCCGTCAGCATCTTTATAAGCAGATTCCCGTCGCGCGTCAGACCGTATTGCCAGTCGGTATCATCTCCCTGATAATCGTCCGTCCACGCGAACCCGTTCGCCCGGAAGGTGTATACGATGCTGCTCTCCTCGGGCGTCTCGGCATCGTGAAAATAATATATCACCGCACCGTCCGTCCCCTTGACCTTCGTCATGTAGACACCCAGACTGTTTGCTATCATCGTGCTCAGATCCTCCTGCGTTTTGGCGGTTTCGCCTATCTTGCCCTCGAGACGGTCCGACGCCTTTCCTATGTCACGGCGCACCTGCTTTGTCTGCGAATCCGTCATACCGCCCAGTGACTGATACGTGCTTTTCTGCTCGGTCTCGCCCTTGCCGTCAAGCGACGTACTACCGTTGAGCCTGTATTTCCAATTCGTTATTATGCTGTAATGCTTCGCGCCGTTTCCATCAATATATATAATGCCGTCAAGCGGATCGAGCCACGGCATTGCGGGCGTTTTTGCCGAAAACGGACGGTAAGAAAAGCCCTCAAGCCGTCCGGCAAGCGCCTCCGCAACACTGTCCGCATCATGTGTCAGCAGACCGTTGCCGGATACCGTCATACGGCTGCCGCAGCCCTCTCCGTGCGACACTGTGCCGTCATCCGTCTCAACATCGACACCGGATATCACAACATCCTTTTCCCATAAGTCGGCACCCTGATACCGCGCAGAACCGTCAAGGACCGTCTCTGCTGCCCGATACCATCCGAACGCAAGTTTACCCTCGCGGTCTATGAACGCGCAGCATCCGCCGAGCTCCGCTATCTGCCGCACGACACGCCTGTATGTCAGCGAGTCGTCATCACCCACGGTACTTATCTCATAGTCGGAATTCAGAAGCTCCGACATATCACCCGCTGGCACACCGCACTTTTCGCAGCAATAAGCCGCAAGCGCAGCGTGAGTAACGGGAAATGTCAGCCCCGAAGCGTCAAAGGGCACATCGAACTTCACCATACGGTCAAGCGCCGAAAGCGATATGCTGCGCTGCTTGCGCGGAGGCTCGTCAACGGTAAAATACCCGATGGGAAGCCAATGCACCACAGCCTTCTCCCATGCGTGCGCATCCCATTTCTTCACACCCACACGGAGGAACAGCTCAACGCCCTCAAAATTCACGCCGTCAAAGCGCCCGTCGCGGTTGTCGAGCGTCAGGTCGAGCTGTGCCGCCGCAACGGAACCGATATCTATGCGCGAGCCGTTCGAGGTGTATCTGTCTACCGTCAGACCGCCCTCCCGCACGTCCGTTTCGGTGAGCTTTATCTGTCCGTCCGCGCTCGTCAGCTCGCACACCTGTCTGTAATCCTTCAAAAACAGCCGCTTTACATCGTCACCGACGTTATACATCAGTCAAAATCTCCTTCCCGCGCCTCAGCCGTGCGCTCGATTATGTCGAAAGAAAGACCGCTCCACACACCGAGCTTTGCATTGTAGAGCGGCGCGCTCCTGTCCCCCACGTAGAATTCCTTTGTGCGGTAGCCTCCCGCGTGCGGATCAAGGTAGCACACCGATATGTATTGCGGCGCGAATGCCGTCAGTATGCGCGACGCCTTCTCGGTGGTTATGTTCTGCCACGAGAGCTGAAGCTTCACGCAGGAGCCGAGGCGCATCTTGTGCATCTTCGTGTCCTCGGTGCGTCCGGCATCGGAGGCGGAAACATCGTTCTCGCTCCACTGATATCCGGACGGACAGGGAACGGACACGTCATCCACCGAGCGTATCGGATTGTTTTCGTCTTCGTAAAAATCCATATACGTCCTCCTTATTAAGTGCCGAGCGGGATCACCACACGACCGTCACGGCGGTTGCGTCTCTCGGCGGCGCTTATGTGCCGTTCGGAGCGCACCGTGCCGTCGGCATCGACTATCTGTATCACGACGTCGCCCTCTCCGCGACCGCTCGCAAGCATAGCCTCATATACGCCCTGCCGTATGCCCTCAACGATCTGCGCGTTGTTTGCCACCGCAGTGCGCGAGCCCATTGTACCGACCATCTCGGGACCCGCCTCACGCGCGATGAACAACTGCCCCTCGTCCGGAAATCCGCCGGAGGCAAGACGCGGGATCGCCAATTCCGTGACCTTTTCAATACTCACGCCGGGGATCTTGTTTATCAGACCTATCGCACCGTTCAGCATCTTGATAAAACCATTCACTGTGCTCTCAATGCGCTCAAAGATCCCGTTTATCACCTTTTTGAAAAGTCCGGAAACAAAATCCACCACAATGATCCCGATGCTCTTGAAAAGGGTGACCGCTTTATCCTTCAGCCATACGAGCCAGTTCCAAAACGGCTGAATAATATGTCCGTAAACCCACGCTCCGACGCCCGAAAAGAACTGCGTTATCGGCACAATCACACCCCGATAAAAGCGCTGCGCAAGACCGGAGAAAAAATCCGTCACGGGGACCACGATATATGTATAAACCGCTTTCCAAAGAGCGGCGCATATCTCGCCGAGCTTGACAAATATCTCCCACGCTTTCACATAGATCGAGGCTATGCCCTTTACAATGCCAACAACTATCTCCTTGGCTTTCTCGTATATGCGCGCGAGCACCGCGCCTATGGCTTCGAATATCGAAGAAAAGAAACCGACAACAGGCTGTATGACATTGCTGTTTATCCAGCCCGCGACGCCCGAGAAGAACCCGCCGACAGGTACAAAAATATTGTCCCATATCCATGTGCCGATGCCGGACAGGAAAGCGGATATCTCGTCCCAGTTCTGTATTACAAGAATGGTAAGGTCGGTGAGCGCACCGGCAACGAGTCCGATAAGAGCACCGATACCCGCGCCTATCGGTCCGCCGCAAGCGCCGATTATAGCGCCGATGCCCGCCCCCGTGAGAGTTGTACCCGTAGCGATCAGAGATGCATTGAGCCAGTTGAGTTTGTTCTTTATGGCGTCCCATATCCCCGCTGCCGCCATGGGGATGCCCGCGATGATTGCACCGACACCCGCGCCGAGTGCCGCACTCCCGAAAACTCCGCCGATCTTTGCGGCACCGCCCACGACGGCACCGCCGCCGAGCAGAGTTCCCACAAGATTCGTGCCGCTCATCCCGTTGGCGATTATATCCGCGATAGACGCGCCCTCCGTCACCGCTCCCGCAAGAGAAAGGGACAGTCCGCGCATAAAATCGGCAGCCTTACCGAGTTCAGAAACATTGAGGGCGTCGGCTATTTTCCATCCCTTGACGGCTGCACCGATGCCGAGAGCGATCGTAAGCAGCCGGCGCAGCTTATCTATCAGCTTGTCGGTCTGTTCGGTATCTATCGGCACCTCTTCGAACCTGTACGACGCACCGGAAGTGCCGTTTCCGGTACCCGTCGCATTCGCACCGTTCAGAGCATTGATCTCATCAAAGCCGAGGATGGAATTTTTCAGTTTCTTGTTCGCCTTTGCTGCGTCGTCGGTCGCTTCCGCGTATTCCCGCGACGTTTTGATGGCGCGCGTCCATGTGTCGGCTCCCGAGAGACGTGCCAGTACCTGATTGACTATGTTCAGCACGTTCACAAAGCCGTCGGTCAGCTTGTCCACGGCAGGCGCGAGCATATTTATGATCGGTGCCGCAGCCGCCCCGAGCGAGGCGTGCAGATACCCCATAGCCGTCGCAATGGTGTCGAGCGACTTTGCGAGCCTCCCGTCTATCGCCTTGCTGTATTGATACACCTCGGCTATGCCTGTGCGGAAGCCGTTCACAATGAGCGAGATCAGCGCATTCATGGCGCGGTATACCACACGGCGCGTAAACATGGTCACTATCCCGCTCAGCTTCTTTTTTATGCCGCTGCCGATCTTATCGGATATCTGCTTCACGACACCGAGCGTCCCCGCCGCGCCCTGCTTTATTTTCTGCACGAGCGTAAGAGTCGTCGTGAGCTCGGAGTTCGTTGCCTCGGTCTGCTCAGACGCCGCCACTCCGTTGCCCGAAAAAACCGACGGGGCAGACGGAGCACCGCCGCCCGCCGCACGGTTTGCCGCCGCGCTTATGTTCGGCATGCGTATATCCCCGACGTTTCCGAGAGCCGCAAGCCCGTTTGCCATGTCGGAAAGCTTCGTCATATCGACGTCCTTGAGGCAATCGACCGCCGCACCGATATCCATTATGCGGTCGGCAACGGTCTTTGAAATGCTTATCTTTCCCACGCTGCCGAGCGCCGACAGACCGTCAGCAAGGTCGCGCAGCTTTGACATATTCTCCGAACCGGAAAATATACCGTCGAGCTTCTCCATCACGCGCCCGAGCGCACCGAGCGGTTTGTTCGCGCCCGTAGCCGCGTTCTGTATCTTATCGAGCCGCTCTATAAGCCTGTCAATGGCGCCGAGAGCTTTTTCCGAATCGCCGTCAACTTCTATTTTTATTGTATCTATTACTTCATCCATTACCCGCGCTCTCCTTTCTCGCCTTGCGGCGTGAATTCACTCCCGCAGCCCACGCGGTCACATGCGCCGCCGCGCGTTCCATGGCTCCCCTCTCCTTCTTCTGCTCCGTCCGGCGCGCGTCGTCGCGCGTGAGCGGATACGGCTCCGAAAGATACGGGTGAGCCTTTGCGGGAGAAAACGACAGCCGAAGTATCGGCGCAGCGTCGCACAGAGCCTCATAGAAATATGCACCCGCGAGCCATGCATCGGTGTTGCGCCGCTTCTCGCGCCGCTTCTCGCGCAGCTCCTCGGCACGTCTGTATGCACGCGCAAGCTCCGGTGCGCCGTCGAAATACTCCTCGGTGCTCATGCCTATCGAGAGATAAAACGGTAAGTGTTTGTAAAATTCCTTTGTAAAGGATACGGGGACGGGCTTTACAGCCGCGCCCCCGTCAGGGGACGGCGAGCCACTTACCAACTCGCGCCCCACTTCACGTTTCCCTCGGATTCCTCAGGCTCGTCCATGAGAGATTCAAGGGTATCCGCGTACATTTCGCCGAGCTTTGCGAAAAGCTCGTTCTTTCCCGTGAGCTTTTCGAAAATGGCGTTGACTTTTTCCTGCTTGACAAAAGGATGATGCGCAATAAACGCACCCGAGAACAGCGCCGGCAGAGTCGATACCGGCTTCGTTCTGATATCGTCGGGGTTGAATCCCCTCTCTTCCATGCGCTCCACCGTGCGGCGGGTGAACTCAAGCGTGTACTCCGCTCCGTCGTATGTGAAAGTTATCGTCTTTGCCATGCCGCGCCTCCTTATGCGGTCGCCATGGTTATGGCGGTGGAGGGAGTCACGACCACGCTCATCTCAACGGCGCTGTTGACGTCACCGCCCTTGACGTAGCAATCGACATAGCCCTTAAATTCGAACTTGCCGTCGCTGCCGGTGGGAGTGACCGTGCCTTCCGACTCGGTGCCGCCGAACCAAATAGCGAGATCCTGTTCGGTGCCCTTCAGCGCTTTGAGAGTCGTGAAGTCTGCCTTTGTGTAGTTGGCATCAAACGAAAGGTTGTCGGTGTCCTCGATGCCGGGGATATATGTGCGTGCGCCGTCGGAAAGAGTCGTAGTCTCTATCTTGTCGGGCTCGCCGCCGAGATCGGGAAAGTTTTTGATATCCACGAGCTTTTCGTAGTTGCTCCCCGAGCCTTTTTTCATGAGAAAAGTCTTATATGTGCTTATAGCCATTGTTATTTACCTCCTGAAAACTGTTTTGTTCTCCGAAATGAGTGCCGTAAATCTGCCGCATATGCGGTATTTCGTCGCGTCGTCAAGCGCTACCGGCGTGCACGTGAGACGCGTAAAGCCGAGAGATTCGAGTATATCGTTCACCGCCGCAAATATCGTGCGGCACTCGGCTTTCGGTCCGCCCGACCTGTTCGAGTAAACGTTCACCTCATACATCACCTCGGCATAGCGGCAGTTCGAGCCGCTGTCGCGTGTGCGCAAATGTGAAAAGTTGTCCGCCTCTTCTATGCACACGCAGGGGAATTTCGACGGCGTCAGTTCCGTCCTGCCGTAAACGGTGATACCCGTAAACTGCCGACGCAGCTTTGTTGCCACCGCCGTAAATATTTCGTTTTCGCAGTCTATCATCCGAATACCTCCGCAGCTATCTCGGATATCCTTGCGCGCATGTCGCGCCCCGCTTCGTACATGGCACGTGCGGGCGGGTTGCCGTGCGTCAGCACGACCTGACCGCGCTCGGTTGTGCGTATCACTTTGCCGTTCGTTCCCGGTTCTCCGTAATAGCCCCACAGATCGCGCGAGCCTTTGCCCTGCCCGTATGTGCCGCGCTCGAGCCCCAGCTCCGCAGCCTTCGGGTGCTCTTCGACGTAATGCACGCCCGTGCCGAATTCGATAAAGGCAACAGCCTGTCCGCGGGCGGTTATGGCAAGCCGCGTGTCGCTCAGCCACTCCGGTGCACCGTCAACCGTGACATCGTTCACGCCGTCATACTGCGCGTGCTCAAATCTCACACCGGCAGTGCTGATACCGACAGCCGCAAGCCGCTCAAGGAAAATGTGCATCTTACCTGCAAGCCCGTTGCGGTATTTCTTCAGCCGCCCCGCCGCAGATGCAAGCCCCGATACCTTTATCTTCATTATGATACCTTCACCTTGCTGACCGCTACCGAAACGCTCCCGCCCGAGGGCGACGGCGCTATCTTCTTGACGATGTAGTCGTAAAGCCACTCTCCGCCGTCGTTCTTCTTCGGCGGTGAATCAATGAACAGCACCGCATCCTCGTCGAACGGGCACCGCTCCATGACTATCACGCGGTCGTATTGGAGCGACGTTCCGAACTGCTCCGTCTGCGCGTATCCGGTAGACGGGGATATGTTCGCCCAAAGCGGGACGGGGTCCGCATACACCGCGCGCCCCTCGCCCGTTTCGTTGCCGTAATCATCCTTTATCGGTTCGCGCCTGAGAAAAGCGGAATAAAAGAATTTCGATTGGTTTATCGTCATGCAGCGCATCGTCATCTCACCCCGAATACCGTCACCGTCGGCAGCACGCGGCGAAGCATGGAATCGGGTATCCACCCGTCCTCATACTGCCGCGATATGCCGTTTTCCGAATGCGCCGTCTCTCCTTCCGCTCCGCGGCGGTTAAGAAGATACACGGCGATCTCGCATTGCAGCGATTCGTACTTTGCGGGCACCTCGTCGGTGTCAGCCGAACGGTAGGGAAAGGCGCGGTCGATTATTGCGCGCCCCGCGACCGAGAGATAGTCGAGAAGGACCGAGTCCTCCCAGCCGGGCTGATCCTCCGGCTTGCCCGTCATCGACCGCACGAGCGCCAGCTTCTCCCGGTCTTCCATTATGCGATCTCGAACCAGCCCTTGGTCTTGGGGTTGTCACCCTCCGCGGGAGTCACAGCCACGTAGCCCGCACCGTCGGCAGCATAGTAGGTCTTACTTGCAGAGGGAGTTGCGTCGTTCGAAGTGGTCGCAGTGCCCGCCATGATCTTTACGTCATAGCGCTCGTCGGTGAGAGCCACAAGGTAATACTTGCGGGTGTATATGTAGTTCTCGCGGGTGTTCGCGGCGTCCTCGCTGCGGTTGTTTTTGGCTATCTGCTCGACCTCGGTGCCCTTCTTGATAAAGGCGGTCAGAGCATCGCGCTTTGCGATGTATATCGCGCCGGGAGTCGCGTCCTTCTTGGAATAGACGTTCACGCCAGCAACGGTACCCACGTAGCCGTTCTTTGCGAAAGCCTCAACATACTTGAGGTCCTCGCCCATAGCCTTGCGTATCGCAGCCATGTCCTTGGGATGGACGAGCGCATATATGCTCGCGCCCTCAAGGTTCTCGAGGTTGAACATCGACACGGCATCCGCAAAAGCGGCAAAATCGAATTTCGAAGCAAGAAGCACGCGCTTCGCCTTCTTGATCTCGCCGTAAACGTCGCCGTTCACGGTGTTGAACATATCGGTCGCACCGTAACGCACACCGACGGGAACGATCATGGGGTCCTCCATCGCGTCCTCATCGTAGTACTTGAAGCGGTTCTGAGCGAGCTGTATCTTGTACTCGCGCTGAGTGTAAGATACCTCTATGCTCTTGGTGTTGCCCGCACCCTTGGCAAGTTTCTCGGTGCCGTCGGTAGCCTTGTATATGTTGATCTTGCGGGTCATGCCGGCAGTGCCGGTGAGTGTTCTGTCGGGTTTGCAGAACTGCATAAGGTCGAGGTGCGAATTGAACTGATCTTCGACCTCGTTAGAAAGATAAAAATTGCTGTAAGGGGTGTTTGCCATCTCTTATTTTCCTCCGTCATAAATTTTTGCGTATTCTTCCGGATGCTCGTTTGAGAATTTCCACCTCTCGTCCTGCGGCATCCTTCGCAGGTCCTCAAGGGTCACGGGGCGTTCACCGGTGCCTGTTCCGACGGGCGGACGTTCCTGCCCGCGCAGCATTTCCGCGCGCACGGCGCTCTCCCTGCCGGAGCTCCACGCCGCCTGATTCGCAAAGACTTTTGCTATGTTGCCGTCCGCAAGCGCCGCAGCGGTATCAGAGGCGAGCGCATCGTCGTATCCGAGAGACAGAAACTGCGCGCGATAGTCCGATACGAGCTTTTCGCGCTTCATGTCCGCAACGGCGGAACGGAGCGACTCAAGCTCCTCGTCACGCTCCTGCTTTCTGCGTTCGTCCTCCGAAAGGAGCGCATTGTGCTTGCGCTTCCAGTCTGCGGCGTCCGAGTTCGATTTCGTCAGAGCCGTCTTGAGGCGCTGCACCTCTCCCTCACGGTCGTCATACTGGAATGCCTCAAGCGCCGCGATCTTCTCCTCGGGCGTCATGGTGTCGTAGCCTTCGATCTTTGTCGTGTCGATCTTCATCATTTTGTTTTCCTCCGCGTTTTTTAGGCTGTTCACTCAGCACTGTTTTTCTGTTTTATGGACTTTTCTGTCCGTGCGTTTTAAGGTGTTCACTCACCGAAAAAGAAAAACGGAGCCGACAGACAAATGTCCGTCAGCCCCGTTTGGCTTCTCACCTCTACCCGTTTATAGAGGTCTTCGTTTTCACTTTTCTTGTGATCTCCACAATAACGAGCCGCCCGTTTTCGCGCTTCAGCTCAACGGTGTCGCCGCGTCGGAGTATCTTTTCTATCGTCTCCCATACCTCGGGAGTTATCGGAACGCTCATTTTCTCACCGCCTCCGGATAACATCGGCAGCCGATGTGCGGCGGGTCGGGATAATCCGAAACGCGGTATATCCTCCCGTTTCTCTCGCGGCAGGTGCGGCACGCCCTGTCATCGAGCGTGTGCCACCGCCAGTATTCGATCCCGCAGTCGCACAGCGCCTTTTTCGCCGCCTCGCGCGTCACCCGCACGGCATATTCGTGTACCATGCGCGACCAGAGCCGCAGCGCGGTCTTTACCTCGGTCGGCGCATGATGCGAGGCTACGAGAGCCTCCTCAAAGCGCGCAGCCTTGCGTTCGACCTCGTGCGAAAAGACATATTTCGTCACCGGGTCATATCCCTCGAGAAGCTCGTCTACCCATTCCGCATCAATGCTTCCGGGACCGTCCGTCAGGTCGTAAGCCCGACGCGCAATGCGCAGGAATATCTCCCGCGTCAGGCGCTCGAGCTCACCGTAAAGCGACTTCACCGAGCTCATCACGTGCACCTCGTCAAAGGATGCGAGCGCCCGCACCTTCCCAAACATACGGATGTACCGCCGGTCAAGGTACTTTATCGCCTTGTCGGTGTAGTCATACATCGCCCGTTTCCTCCGGCTGTCCGTTCGCGGTCTTTGCCGCACCGACAGCCGCAGCGTCCAGCTTCCGCAGCTCCTCCGCCTCTTTTTCCGCCTGCTCCTCGGCATATTGACGGCTCAGCGTATAGGCAAGCTCCGGATCTACAAAAAGACCGCTGTGTTCGAATGCAAGCTTGGGATGTATCATGTCGCTCGCAAGCATCGTGGTGAGCACCTGCGCCTTCTCCTGCACATTTTCGTAATTGCGTCTCGGGCAGCGGATATCCACGTCGGAAAGCTCGAGCTTGCTGACCTTGAGATCTCTCAGAAGCCTCAGCGCAATGCGCAGAAAACGCTTCTCGGAGCGGCGGAACATCTTCTCCACACGCTTCGCACGGCTCTCGGCTTCCGACCATCCGTCACGCATCGTCACCGCAGCGCCCGTGTCGGAGGTGGATGAACCGCCGTTGCGGTTCGGCATCCCGCATATCGTCAGCACCGCCTGATACATATCGTCCTTGAGCGTCTGCGTCTGCGCCTGATCGAGCGCCTGCGTCAGATAAAACGCGTCCCCTTCGGACGGCAGCCCGAGACCGCCGAGCTCCTTGACCTTCTTTATGGAGTCTTCCTCGACATCGACGCCCTTCAGCACGAGCAGAGCCTGAATGAACTGCTCCACACCGTCAAGGCGGTTCGACTCAACGTTGTTTATCGCATCGAGAAGCGGAAGCACGATCTCGAACGCACCTATGCGGCAGGTGTTCGCGGGGTATTCGATTATCGGCACCGTACCGACCAGATTCACCCCTCGGTGGGTTATCACACCGTCTGTTATCTCGTAATATTTGCTGTCGGTGTAAACACAGGCGAGCTGCCGCCCGTCCGTAAGCTCCGCAACGGTCACGCCCATCATCGGACGGCGCCCAAGCTCGCGCGAGTATACGACGAACGCATCGCGCGGGTCGAGAGTGTACACCGCGAGCGGATCCTCGTCACCGCCGCCCGCGCGCGGCAGTATCATGCGGTACGCCGTGCCGCAGGTAAAGAACCAATCAACGAGCACGTCGTCGCTGTATTCCTTGTCACAGACGTACATGACGTCGTTGAGATAGTTTATCGCGTCCGAAATGTCCTTGTCCGCGCGCGCCACATACTGACACGGCTCCGCGGTCTGATACCCCGCCTTGAACGTCACTATCTCGTCCGCGCGGTTCTCCACGATGCGGTTGCATATCTCCGGGCGTATTTCCTTAGTGCGCCCCAGTATCGGCTGCTTGCCGCGCCGGTAGTCGTAAAGATACTGTATCTCATTGCGGTTCACCGCGTGCACCGACAGCGCCGCAGCAAGCTCATCGCATATATTCCCGTCGTCTATCGTCTTGGCTCCGGTGTATATCACCGTGCGACCGAACGAAACATTTCCTCTGCCGTAAGCCATGCGGCACCTCCTCCGATGTGTTCTGCGTTCATGTTACCATGAACGGGACTAACTGTCAATATGACCTCACAATATTCGGTGAGTATCGACCATTATACGGTGCGGCGGAAAACGTTCATCTTCTTCGACCGCCCGAGAGCCATGTCTATTGCCATCGCAAGGCTGTCGGGTGCGTCGTCGTGCTTGTTCTTTCCGAGCAGCTTGTACGAGAACACATTCTGCATGAACATCTCGTAAGCGCGCGATCGCGTGCCCGACTCGCGGAAGATCATGTGCTCCCGCATGTCAGATGCCTTGTCCAGTATGCGGTCCGCCTTCGCCGTGTTGGGCGGCGCCGGTTTCGTCGTCAGATTTATGTGCACACCTTTCTTTGCAAGCGCCGCGGCAACACCGTCGCGGAACGCCGCAGTCGATCTGTTCGCCTCTATCTGCATCGCAGCCACCGAGTATTTCTCGACAGCTCCCGCAAGCAGCGGCTGAGTCACGTTCTTCTCTCCGCTGTCGTACACGACATCATGCACATAAATGTCGTCCCCGTAGCGAAAGCACACCGGAGCCGCCGTAAAGTCGCCCGCACCGAACGCGGGGTCTACCGCCATAAACACACGGTCAGGATCTCCCTCGGGCAGCACACCGTTGTAATACCGGAAGTCGTTCGGCGTAAACAGCGCGCCTTCCCTCTCTATCGGTTCTCCATTGTATTGCGCATTCCATGACGCCATGTCGTTGTTCCTCTCAAACGACGCGCGCCGCTGCCGGTAGTAGTCGGACGAAAATCCCACGCCGTAATCGTAATCAAAGCGGCTCTCATCCCTCTCATCCAGCGCAGACAGGTTTATCACACGCCACCTGCGCCTGCGGAACCTCTCATCATTCGAAAGCAGGTCGATGCGCAGCCCCGCCGGGTCTATGACAGACCACCGCGTGCCGCACCACAGTATCTTTGCCTTCTCCTTGGCACGCGGCAGAAGGTTATTGTCTACCTTCGACCATGCAGACATCATCCTGTCCTTATTGAGCGCTTCCTCTATGCCGCCTATAAGGTCGTCCGAGATCAGGAATCCCGCACAGTCGCACGCACCGTTCAGCGTGCCGTAAAGAGAGCGGCAGGTCAGCGACGGATACCTCTTGCGCCGCCCCATGTCTATGGTCTCGTCCTTCGCGTCCGTCCGTGCCACCGTCGCCGTCGGAAACACGTCCCCGTATCTGTATGTCACAGGGTCCGTTATCACCTCGAGCACGCCCGAATACATCGCCCCGGTTATCGTGTCCGAAAACGCCGAGTAAAGATTCGATACCTCCCCGTTCCTCCCGATTATCCATGTGAGCAGGAACATAAGCACCGTCGTCTTCCCGACACGCGGCGGCATGGATATGAACAGCTCATCAAGGCGATCCTCCGCAAGGTCCTGTATCGCATCCGCTACCTGACGCAGCACCCGCCGTCTCGGCTGATAAAACCGCTCCCTCGGCGGTCGGTCTATCTCAAGATACAGCATGTACGGGTCAAAAAAGTGCGGCGCGTCAAACAGCAGCGTCTTCCGGTACAGCTCGTAAAAAGCTCCTATCGAACTGCCGCCCCCGCGTATCATCCGCACAACATCCTGCCGTAGCTGCAAGTTCGTCTCGTGCGCCGCCGCAAAGTCCGTCTCCTCAAGGTTGCGGCAGAGCTCAAACAGATCTCCGTATGCTCCCACGTCTCCCGGTCGCCGCTCTATCGCAGCCCGAACGCGCGGTATAAGTTCTTTTTCGGTCATTTTCCCTCTCCTCCGATTCTTTGAAATGAAATAAAAAACAGGGACCGTGACGCTCTCGCATCACAGCCCCTGTCGGCTTTCTCTCTCTCGCCCCGTCGCGGGAGACTTGATATTCAGTTTTTTATCTGTCGGTGTCCTTGTCAATGTTGTGCTCTTCCGACGGCTTCAATATCGGCTCGTGCACGCCTTTGACCCAGTTCATATCCTTGCCGTACTTATACATTCCCTCGTAGAAAGGACGGTTATCTCGAATGCTTCTTACATTTGACTCGCGAAAAGGTGTACCTTTGCGCGTGGTATACCCTGCGGCAGTCAGACCGTCGGCGATGTCCCAAAGTGTGCGACCTGCGTCCAGTCCCTCAAAGACCGCCTTTACAATAGGTACTTCAGCCTCGTTGATAACAAGTTGGCTGTTTTCAACCTTATAGCCGTAAGGACTACGACCACCGCTATACCCTCCGGCTTTTGCTTTGATCCTACGCCCGCTGCTTGTTCGCATCGCAATGTTACGCCGCTCCTGCTCCGCCACAAAAAGCATGATGGAGCGATAAATGCCGCTCAGACCGTTGTCATCATCGAAGCGTTCGCAAACACTCAGAAGCTTAATATTTTTCTTTTCAAGTGTGTAAAGGTAATAAAAGTAAAGCTTGATGTCTCTTGCCACGCGGTCTGATTTCGCTACGATGACCGCTTCATACGGAGGATTGGTTACGTCAGCTCCGTAGAGGATCTTGTCAAGTTCAGGACGGTTATCCTTTACACCGCTCACCGCCTTGTCGATAAACCATTCCACAATGTTGTACCCATTCTCGTTTGCATAGAGAAGAATGGACTGCTTTTGAGAGTCAATGCCGAATTTATCGTCTCCGACCTGTCCTTCGGTACTTACTCGAATATATCCAACTGCGTTTTTGAAGTTCATGGTATCTTCCTCCGTCCGCACTTATTATATCACAAGTTTGTGCGAATGTCAATAGGTTTTTGCGAAACAAGCCTTTTTATTTTTCGCGGGTGCAGAAGGGGCTAACCCCGCCCGCAGCTCCCCCGGCATATCCCCCACCGGTACCCGTCGCACGCCGGAGCGCCTGAAGCATGGGCGCACGCCGTCCGAACGGCAGGAGATCGCCCGCCACGGTGAGCGCTGAACCGCTGGCGCGATATTTTCGCAAAAAATCTTGAAAAAGTTTCGCAGAAACTATTGACAAGTAGGTGCGAATGTGCTATAATATATACGTAATCGAAAAGCGGTTATAAATCGGCAGGAGGGAGCGAGGAAACATGAGAATGAAACGATTGATATCACGGCTCATAGAGTGGTTGAAAGCCCACGGAATGAGCGCCGCGGATATACTCCAGTGCATCGAATACATAACGAAGTAAAATAAAAAGGCTGTCAGCGTTCACACCGCATAACAGCCCAAGCAAACGAAACGAGGGGCGAAGAGCCTGCCTGAATCGCTCCTCCATTATAACACAGGCAGAGAAAAAAGTCAATACCTTATGGAGGATTAAAAAATGAAATCTATCAGCATCGACAACGGACACAGCACCACCACACCCGCAAAGGCTATCAAAGCCGTAGGAATCGAAGTTATCGCCCAAATGATGGACGATGAAACCCGCGAGCACGTCGCCACGCGCTGCAACTGCCGCACAGACGCGGAGTTTGTGCGCGAGTACCTGCGCCGCGCAAAACACGACCTTGTGATAGGTTAAGGAGGGCGCAGCAATGACAAACCGCGAATTATCCGCAGGCATCAAAAACGACCTCAAGACGGCGGGCATCGACCCGCACGCCGTCCGTGTGTCGGTCAGGGACGCGGGGTACAGCACCGCCGCACATATCCGCATCATGTCGCCCGAGGTGAGCGCCGAAGCCGTGCGCCGCATCCTCGCACCCCGTGAGAGCTACGACCGCGACGAGCGCACGGGCGAGATCCTCGCAGGTGCTAACCTGTATATCTTTGTCGAGTATGCAGACGGCATATTTGACACCGTAGCGCAGGAGTGGGCAGCCACCGCCCGCGGAGCACTCGCAAGCAAGGACGAGACAACACGTATATTTGACGGGCTGTATCTCATCAACTGGGAGCGCTCCGGACGCCTGAGCATCAGGCAGCAAAACGCCGCATACTCCGGCAACGTCAATATTAACGGCTTCGCCGACCTTTGCAAGTACATTTACAAGTTCGCGCATTTCGGCTCGATCGCCGCATAATTTCACGCCGGGGCAACCGCCCCGGCGCATTTTAAAGAGGTGAAACGATATGACCCCGCATTATTGGACCACACCCGGCGGCGCCTATCCGCTGCTATGCGCCGACATCCTGCAGCAGCCGCACACGCTGATAGCAGGCACGACCGGCAGCGGTAAGAGCGTACTAATGGCAGACATAATACACACCGCATTGTGTTTCTCAAACCCCGATCAACGGCAGTTTGTTTTGATCGACACAAAAAAAACCGAGCTCTACCGCTGGCGCGACGTGCCGCACACCGCGAGGTATTGCGACACGCCTGCGGAAGCTGCGAGGCTGCTTGACTGGCTCGCGGTCATCATCGACCAACGCAACGACCGCGCACGCCGCGCGGGGCTGACCATGTCCGCCGAGTGTGATATCTATGTCATTATCGACGAGCTCGGCGACCTCGTGACGAGCGAGCCGCGCACGGTCAAACAGCTTGCGCACATCGCCATGATAGGACGCTCGGCGCGCGTGCACCTGATCGCGGGCACGCAATGCCCCAACCGCAAGACGCTATCCGCCGAGTTTACCGCCAACTGCCCCGCGCGCGTCGGGCTTCGGTGCCGCGACGCGGTCGAGAGCCGCCAGATCATCAGCACGGCTGAGTGTGTCGGGCTGCCGCTGTACGGTCAGGCGTACTACCTGACCCCGAAGCATTACGCGCCGGAGCTCGTCGCGGTGCCCTACACCGCGCCCGATGACATAGCCGCCCGCGTCAAGTGGTGGACAGACCAGCGCCCGCGCCGCCACTGGTGGCAGAGATAAGCCGCAAAGATCACCCCCGGATCACCTCCGGGGGCTTTTTTGCGCTCTGCCGTCGCTCTGTCAGGCTGCGAGCCGTCACGCCTCACGCGGCGCACCCTCTCACAAGGCGCGAAAATGCCCGTAGAGGCGCGAAACGCTCCGCATATGTGAGAGTACACATCACGCGCAAACGCGCCACACGGAGCGCACGCGCCCGCCACGTGCGCTCAAGAACGCCGCCAGTCGGAACGCCCCTCACCGTTCCGCCGCACGCAGCAGCCCGAAAAGCAGACCGGCAGCCCCTGAAGCCTCTGCCGAACCCCTTTGTGCCTTTGTGCGCCCTTTGTGCCTTATTTCTCTTCTCCGCCCGTCACGCTCTCGATGTACTGCGCCTCGAGCGCCTTTGTGTCCCTCGCGTCCCCGAGCGGATTGTTCGGAGTGAGCACAACTTCGCTTTTGTCCTGATACCCGAATTGATTCTTTCCCATAAATATCCCTGTAACGGGGTTGATTTTGCCGTTATTCATGTAGTTTTCCCACAAATTCTCCATAACTTTGTGCGCTTTTTTGATTAAGTCCACGGTTTCCGGTGGTAAACTTCTGTGTTCCAGATTATCATTTCTGATCTCCCACAGTCTGCGCCGATCCAAACCGAGCGCGAGCCCGAGACCTGCAACCGTGGGCTTTGTGTCATTGTCAGCCATAAGGGAGAAATACTCACCGAGCCGCTTGGCGACCTGGGCAGGATCCTTCAGGTCGATTTCCGGCATTTCCATCAACTTCGCGCTGATTTGGATATACAGACGGTTGTCACCCGGCTCAAGATTGAGCGCGGCATCCGAGAGCCAGTTGTTGCGATAAGTTTTTTTGACCACAACACCCTTTGTGGCTTCATCCTTCTCCATCATTTTCCATCCTTTCACCCGCAGGACGAGAAAAATAGCGCGTCCTGACGGGATTTTCTAAAATTTTCCCGCGCGATGACGCGCTCTGATGTATAATTTTGTAAATAATCGGGTTTGTAACTACCCGAAAGAGGGGCAAAAGCGGCGAAAAAGAGGCTGTTACCGGCAGAGGTGCAGCAAGTAACGACTTTGTTGCAGAGAATGTTTCGCCGTTTTCGGCGATTTCAGACGATTTAAGCCCGTTTTCTTTATATATATATTATTTTGTTACAAAGTAACAATAAATAATAATAATAAATAAAATAGCCTATAAAGAAATATAGAAAGGTTGTTTGTTGCGTTACACTGTTACACTTTGAGGGGGTTTGGGGGCATTTCCGACGCCTTAATTATACCACATCGGGCTTGATTTGTCAAATACCCTCGAGTGCCGCGAGCATTTTTTCGTTGTCGCGCGGCATCATGTGGGAGTACGTGTTGAGGGTCTGTTCGATGTTTTTGTGTCCGAGGCGTTTTGACACGGCTACGATCGAGATGCCCTCGGAGATCAGGAGAGACGCGCAACTGTGACGCAGATCGTGGATGCGTATGCGCGGGACGCCTGCAGCGGCGATAGCTTTGTCAAAAGCGCGGGTCACGGTTTTCTCGGCGAGCGGACGGTTACAGCCGAAAATGAACCGTGCGTCGTCCGGGCTTCCGCTGCGGTGCGAAAGTAGCGCGGACACGAGCGAGGACGGAAGGTCTACCGTGCGCACCGACGAGGTGTTCTTGGGCGTGGTGACGGCATACGCTCCGCCGTCAGTCTTGCGGGTGATTGACTTTGAGATTGAGAGAGTGCACGCGACCGGGTCGAAATCATCCCATGTGAGGGCGAAAGCCTCTCCCTTGCGGCAACCGGTGACGTAAAGTGTGCGGAAAAGCAGGGCGTATGTCGGGTCGTCTACCTTTTCGATAAAGGTCCGGAACTGCTCGCGCGTCCAGAAATGCATCTCGCGCGGAGGGTCGGTGTTGCGTGGCGGCTCCACGCGGTCGATGATGTTCACAGCCTCGCAGTACCGCGCGGCGTATTTGTAGATGGACGCAAGGAAGCCGCGCAGCCCGACGCGGTAGGAGTACGAAAGTCCCGAGGCGCCCAGTGCCTCCTGCCATGCGAAGATGTCCCGCACGGTCACCTCGTCAAAATATCTGCCGGAAAAAGCCGGGACTATGTGTTTTTCGACCTTTCCGCGCGCGGTGTAAAAGGATGATTCCTTCGTTCTGCCGCGCTTGTAGTCGTACCATGCACCCACCATGTCCTCAAAGAGGATGTGCGCCGGAGAGTTTATTTGCTCGTTGTGCTTTTTTATCTGGCTCTTTATCGACTCGAAGTAATCCTGCGCGTCGCGCTTGCGGGCGAAACCGGACTTGCGCACGTTCTTTGTGCTCCCGTCAGACTGATACTCACGGTACCTGACCGTCCATGTGTCTCCGACCTTTTCATAGGATGCCATGTTTTTTCTCCTCTCGCAAGGGGGTGAGTCAAACTCACCCCCCTTTTACTTTTTACATTCATATCACCGCACGATTGGGTAAGTTTGACTTACCCAATCTCCAACGATGGGGTCGGTCTGACCGATTCCATCTCGGCAAAGGGAGCCGATTAGAGTGGACACCATCGTTGGAATAGAGCCCATTTATCTATGGCGTTATTTTATGATCTCGCAGTCTGTCCATGAAAGCGAACTGAGACATTTGCCTTCAAATGTAATCATGTCTCCGGTGCTGATCTCCTTAAGCGCAGCTTCCTGATCCTTACCGAACACAGCAAATATCAGAACATATGCGCCGTCTACAGTGGTCTCAAGTGTAAGTGTCGCGCCTCTGCCAAGTCCGAGCACTCCACCCGCCGAAATGTCATATACCTTTGCGGTCACGCGGTAGCGTTTGTTTTGATATTTTTCATTTGCGCGCAGTTCGTTATCCTTATATGCACGGTATATTTCATCAAAGGTGACATCCTCTACATAAGTAAGCGGCGGCAGCTTGTCAAGTGTTTCCGTTTCTTCGGCGCCGCATCGCTCACAGCGATATACGATCTTTCCGGCAGTTTCGCGCGTGGGTTCGGTGCGGGAATACTCCTTCATTGCGTGCCCGAGCGCATCCGATGTGTCTGTTTGTCTCGCTTCCCCACATATCCGACAAGTCTGTACCACTCCGCCCTTTGCAGTACAGGTCGCGGGGACAGTGGATTCAACTTGCCACTCATGCTCGGTCTTTGCGATCTTTTCGGTCTTTTTGTCATTGCAAAGCGAGCAAACCCGTGTGATTCGACCTTCTTCTTTGCATGTGGCGGGAATTTCTTCTGTGACCTCATACTCATGCTTGCAGTATGTAGCGGGATTTACAAGCGCACCTATAAACGCGATCGGTATTATCAAACCGGCACATATGGCAGTCGCAACGCCTATCTTTAAGGCTTTCTTTTTCATTGCCATGCGAATCAACCAAATTATAAACAACACGGGTGTCGTAATCACCAAAAGTGCATCCAAAATGTAGAAAAATTCGCTCATGTCATAGCTCCTTTTAACTTCAGCCTTTTATTAGATGTTGATACGCCACGGCTCTGCCGATAATTTGCGTATTCTTTTATAAATCGTTATGATAATCTGCCGTTAGAACTTTGCTCTCAATTCAACTCAACAAATCCTAATTGCATTTCGGACTGCCGCATTAAAATGCAACAGTCCGGTTTTTATGTTTGGTTATGACGCTGAAAAAGCTATTGCGTCGGTGGTAAATATCTCGTTGAAGGAATCCGCGTAGCGCACACGGAATTTGAGCTCAACGTTTTTTATGTCGGTTATGCCGTTCTTCTCAAGATCTGAGCTGAAGATCGTGACGCCGTCAACAGCCATCTTTCCGGCGCATACGGTTTGAGAAAACATCGTAGTCACCATAAAATCATTTACGGAAATATCATCGCAGAATACTGTTATATCTTTGTCGCCGGTATTTTCTATGAACAGCATGACTTCTTTGCCCATCATAGTGTCGTTCTTTATATATTTTCCGACAATGCGAATGCCGTCGCGATTCAGAAGCTCCTTGCCTTCATCAGCTTTTGCGAATGCCTTTCCGCTGAATGCGGATGTTTTTATCCCCGCAAGCTTCTCCGTGAACATCGTATTGTACCCGGAATCCGAAACCGTGAAGGCGAGGTCGATTTTTTCTATGACGGTTATTCCCGCATCATCAAGGGAACTTTGGTTTATATAAAATATTTCATTGGACTTTTTACCGTTGGCAACTGTCGCAGCCATGTCTGTGCCTATCATATAATCGTTTATAACAAGGTTCTGGCAGGTTGCAACTATATCCTTGCCTGAATTGTTTTCGATAAGCATCTTAAGCCCCAAACCCCATACAGGGACATCCTCAAGAGACTTCAGAGTGATTTTTACGCCGTCACGATCAACAAGCACCTGTTCCGATATTGTGACCTGCGATGCGGTTTTTCCTGCATCAACTGTTGTCTCACCGCTCGGTGTGCCGCTGGTACCGTTATTGGTTCCTTCGGCGCTCGCTGTGCCGTTGTCGATCTTCTTTGTGTCGGTCGGATCCGTTGCAGGCACAAAGCACCCGCTAAGGGACGCCGCGATCAAAAACATGGTAATTGCTGCGCAGAGGATTCGCTTAACGGTGTTTTTCATATCAGATTTTCTCCTTGCATTTTTGCAGCATTGCTGCATTTTTTATTTTCCAGACCCTTGCGCAGCTTCACGCTCGCAGGTCTTTACCGGCTTGAGCGAATAAAAATGTTGCTTTTTTATATGTCTTTTCTCGTGCGCAAATGCCTTTTTCTGCTCTTCATCTGACATATGGGCATTTACATATACGTTAAAATCGCCGTTTTCATCAACGACGGTCACGGCATTTACGCGTGAGGGAAGATCAATAATGCGGCACACAATGTCATCCATTCTTTGTTTTTCTCAGTGCTTCGATTATTGCCACCGCCTGCTCGACATCCTCCTTGGTCGCGCCTTTGGCAAGCGAAAAAAGCATTTTCATCTCCGGACGCGTTTTGAGTTCTTCAAGATATTCGTCGAGTTCGTCGGCACCATCGCCCTTTGAATCAGACTTGCCGGAAAGATACTCCGGCGATACATCAAGGTGATTAGCAAGCATTAAAATTGTGGAATCTCGCGGTATTGATCCGTTTTTCCACTTTGTCACGCTCCCCACAGAAATATTGAGTTCATTCACAACCGCGGTCGGTGTTGTTCCTTTTTCTTGACACACCTCAACAAAACGTTTCCAAAACACCACAATATCCTCCTGCAAATAATCACATTCACCAAATTAACTGGTGAAAATTTGTGCACTATTCATAAACTTCACTTAATTCACTTTTATCGCTTGACAAAGTGAATTAAGTGAAGTATAATAGAGCCACAACAAATAAAGTTGACACGCAAGGCATACAAAAACGCCGGGGCACAAAGTGACCCGATAATAATTGATTCCATAACAAATTGATTATACCACGTTTTTCAGCCTGTGTCAACCGACATCGACAATATTATTACAAAAAAATAAGGAGGTAATGAAATATGTCAATTGAAGAAAGTACGCTTGTGAGCGTCACTCCCTCTGAACGGGTGGTGCTCGCCTTGCGTCGCAACAGGCTGACAAGTCGGTGGTTGCTCGAACAACTTTCCGCGCGCGGCATTTCCGTCGATAAAACCGAATTGAGCCGTATCTTGTCTGGTACACGCGGAGGAAAGAAAGCCGCAGCAGTGACTGCCGAATCCCTGCTTGTGATCGCGAAATACGAGAAGTGCTTCGCGGACGGTAAAGACTCATGACCCCGCCGAAGCTCAGACATGACCTGACGCAGTACAAATGGAGGAGATTTATCCGCATCGGTGACGATGAAACGATGGACAGATTTCTTACTCTTTGCGAAAAGAAAAAACTGTCCCGTGACGATCTGGCGCTGATACTGCGCAGCATCAAGCCCGATCCTGATATTTTTCAACAGCTTTACGGCGGTGCAGATAGCATGATACAGCCGAAAAAGGAGAAATCATAATGGAATCCACAAATGAAGTACAGGTATTTACGAACCCGGAGTTCGGGGAGATCAGGACGCTGACGATAGACGGCATGCCGTGGTTCGTCCTGAAGGACGTGTGCGAGGTGCTGGGGATCGCAAACCACAAAGTAGCCGCAAGACGGCTCGAAGGAGATGAGGTGTGTCAGACACCCCTCATCGACAGCATCGGACGTAAGCGGGAAACAACCATCATCAACGAATCCGGTCTATACAGCGTCATCCTGCGCAGCGACAAGCCGAAAGCCAAGACTTTTCGCAAATGGGTAACATCCGAGGTGCTGCCCGCTATAAGACGCGAGGGCGCATATGTGCTGCCGCTCGCGTCGGGGGACAGCACCGCGCCGCTGAGGACGCTCACACCAGACGATTACCTTGCGGCGGCGCGTCTCATAGCCGGGTGCCGCCCCGACAGGTTGATGATAGTCATCGACACCCTTGAACGCGGCGGCTGGGACCTCGGGAATGCGAAATCGCGGCTGCCCGCCGTCGGAAGCACCGCAGACATAGCCGAGCGCATCACGACGGCACGTGACCGCTACCGGCTCAGCTACAACTACATAGCGGCGCACACGGGCATCTCACCGCAAACGATATGCGCCTACGCCGAGGGACGGCGCTACCCACGTCCGGACAGATACAACCTTATATGCGAGTGTATCTCGGACGCATGCGAAGCCATTGATGAGATAATGGCGACGGAAGAATCGTAAATTGAGCAAAAGAAAGGAAGAAAAAAATGAAATACAAAGTAGGCGATAAAGTCAGAGTGAGAAAGGATCTGAAAGAAGGGCAGCGCTACTACATGGCAAGCGAAAAAATAAGTGCGGTTGCGGTAAGTTCGATGGTCAACCTTAAAGGTCAGATGGTTACCATATCAGGAATAACCTCAAGCGGTATGTACACTGTCAAGGAATGCCCTCATCTTGGTATATCTATTCGACATCGTTGGACTGACGAAATGTTCGAGCCTGTCGCGGAAGCTTGCAATAAGAAAATCGCCATCATAACGGACGGTGCGGAAACAATTGCAAGACTGTATGATGGAAAAGAGCTCATAAAGACCGCGACCGCAAAATGCTCGCCGGAGGATACCTTTGATTTCGCAACTGGTGCAAGAATCGCATTCAGCCGGCTTTTTGAAGAAAGAGAAACGGAAGCGGCGAAGCCTCGCGCAGAGGTGGGAAAATATTACAGATGCGTGGATGAGATACAACCATGCGCCGGGATCATTAAGATCATCGGCAAGGAAGGGCGAGAATATTTCTATGACGTGGTTGAAGGCATGAAGGACTATACTGGGCAGCACTGCTTTTATGAAGGTTCGCTTTTCGAATCGTTTCTGACGCCCATCGACTATAAGCCCGAACCGAAGTATTACAGCGGTAAAGTCGTGTGCACCTATAGAGGCACAGGCGACGGCTATACGGTCGGAAAGATATACGAGTTTGTCGACGGAACAGTTACTGATGATGACGGGGACGTGCGGTACAAATTCGGTCCTGTCTCCAACATCTCTGAGCTTCAACTCGTAAAATTCATCCCTCTCGTGGAGTAATGGAGGTAGAACGATGGAAATGCTTGAAGTTCTCAAGGCTCTCAAGGAGTTGGGAGTCATACAGACCACACAGAGCGCGCCCGAGGCGGAGAAAAAACCCGCGGAACCTGCGTGCTACACCGCCGAAGATATCCGTCAGCGCTACGGCATCGGCATAAACGGCGCGAGGGCGGTCATACGCTCGATACGCCACGTAAACGGCGGACTGGCGCTTGGGGAAAAGGTGCTCCCCTCCGAGCTGCACTACTGGGAAGAAAACCGCGGACGAGCTCCGCAGGAGGTACCGAGATGAATGAAATCACTACCCGCGAGGTCGATTTCGCCCTTGCCATACTGCCCTACATAGGCGTCGCGCTTGTAGTCGTTTGTGCTGCCGTTGCGGTGGTACACGTTGCGCTGGCTGTCGCCGAGTTTTTCGGTGACTGCCGTAAATATACCGCGTGGAGACTTGATGATGCGCACACCGCGCACCGCATAGACGACGGGAGGCGGAAAAGATGACTATGCACCCGGCAGAGCTCAACGAGATAAACCCCTGCCGGAGCTGCTCGGAGCGCTGCGTTGGTTGCCATTCGGTGTGTGGCCGTCGCCGCGAATGGCTTGCAAAATGGGCGGAGTGCCAAGACAGCGAATACAAGCAGCGCGCTGCGGACCGTGCGGACCCGCACCTTGAAGACCAGCGGCTGCACAAAATAAAACTAAGCAAGGAGAAAAGACAATGAGCAACCGAAAGACCGGCACGGCGTTTGAACGCGAGCTGTGCGGGGTACTTGCCACTCACGGCTTCTGGGCGCACAACTTTACGCAATCGGCAGCCGGACAACCCGCGGATATAATAGCCGTCCGTGCGGGCGCGGCTTATCTCATAGATGCCAAGGACTGCGAGCTCGACCGCTTTGAGCTGCGTCGCGTCGAAGAGAATCAGCGCCGCGCTATGGACCGTTTCGCCGCCTGCGGCAACGGCTGCGGATGGTTTGCAATACGCTTTTCGACCGGCATATACATGCTGTCACGTGATGTGCTGCGGCTTGCGGGAGACCGTGCGGTGAGCATAGGCGCAGACGACATAAAAGACTACGCGATCCCACTTGAGAAGTGGATGACCAGAGCATGAGAGGAGGGACGCATGGAAACACTCATTTCAAATAAGATATACATACTCGACCCGACACCGGAGATCATCACATATTGCAAATCCAAGCTTGTCATTAGCAACCCCGACTATGAAAAGAAGCGGCGCATGGGCAAGTGGCTCGGAGAAACGCCGCAGCGTCTTGTGCTCTATGAACGCGACGGAGACACGCTCGCTCTTCCCTTCGGCTGTCTGCGAGAGCTCCTGCCGCTCCTGCGCACCTCGGATATCAAGTGCGACTTCTCGGAGTACCGCCGCGTGGATTATCACTGCAGCGTACCGCTTTTTGACTACCAGAAACCCGCCGTGGACGAGCTTGTGCGCTGCAAGTTCGGCATACTCGAAAGCCCTGCGGGCAGCGGAAAAACACAGATGGGTGTCGCGCTCATTGCCCGCCTCGGATGCAAAACACTATGGCTGACACATACCGCCGACCTATTGAAGCAAAGCATGGAACGTGCGGCTATGTATATGGATTCCGCGCTCTTCGGCACGATAACCGAAGGCAAGGTGAATATAGGCACGGGCGTGACATTTGCGACCGTTCAGACACTCGCGGCGCAGGACCTCAACCGATACAAATACGCCTTTGATGCCGTGATCGTGGACGAGTGCCACCACCTTTCCGGCACTCCGACAATGCTGCGTCAGTTCTCGGCGGTGGTGGGCGCCCTTGCCTGTCGTCACAAATATGGACTGACCGCAACACTCCACCGTGCGGACAAGCTCGAGCGCACCGTGTGCGATTACCTCGGCGCCGTTGCGTACAGCGTACCCGCCTCGGCTGTCGCCGACCGAATCATGAACGTGACGGTGAAAGAGATCCCGACGGGTATTGACATCGGAGACGAATGTCTCGATACCGACGGCACGATAATCTACAGCCGGCTCGTGAATTTCCTTGCAGGCAACGCAGCCCGCAACCGACTTATCGCGGACGGTCTGGCGGAGAATGCGGAGCATTACAACCTCGTGCTTTCCGACCGGGTGGAACACCTCAAGACACTGCGCGACATGCTGCCTGCGGATGTGCGCCCTCTTGCAGCGGTCATTGACGGCACGATGCAATCCAAAAAAGCCAAGGCGGAGCGCGGCGAGATAATCGAGGACATGCGGCAGGGGCGCAAGCGTTACCTTTTTGCGACATATAAGCTTGCCAAAGAAGGACTTGATATCCCGCGTCTCGACCGACTTTATCTCACGACACCGCAAAAGGACTACGCAACGATCGTTCAGTCGGTCGGACGTGTGGCGCGCACGTTTGCGGACAAGCTGCCGCCGGTCTGCTATGACTATGTAGACGACGCGGATTACTTCCGCGGCGCGTTCAAGCTCAGATGCCGACACTACAAAAAATGCGGCTGCAAGATCGAAAGGAGCGAACAATGACAACGTGCGGTTTTATCTGTCACGAGTGCGGGAGAACGTTTGACGAACCGGAATACAGGTTCGAGGACGAATCTCTCGCAGCTACCGAACACTGCCCAAGCTGCGGCAGCACAAACTTTACCGATGCGACATTCTGCGAGGACTGCGACACACTTACGGCATACGAGCCGGGGCGCAGCTGGCAGTTCTGCCCCGAATGCCGTGAGGCGCTTGCCGAACAATTTGAAGCACTTATTTCCCGCACATTCAGACCGTGCGAGATCAGATTTCTGAATGACCGTTACGACGGCGAATATTTCGGAAAAGAAAAAATGAAAGAAGAGGAGAAAGAAACATGGCGACTGCAAAAACACACTGGAAAAAGATCGTAAGCGACCCGAACTACATAGGAGAGGCTGACTTTGAGCCGGGCGAGGAAAAGATACTGACAATTGCCTCGGTTAATCAGGCAGAAACGATAACGACCGCCGAGGGCAAATCTCAGAAGGCTGTCGTGCACTGGGCTGAGAAACAGTATAAGCCCATGATCCTCAATGTGGCGCGCTCGAAAGCCATTGAAAAGGTGGCGAAAAGCGGTTACTTCGAGGACTGGATAGGCGTAAAGGTGCAGCTTTATATCGAGCACGGTATCAAGGCATTCGGTGACGTTGTGAGCGCCGTGCGCGTTCGTCCGTACCCGCCGAAGATAGCCAAGATCCTTTGTGACGACTGCAAGAAGGAGATCACACCTGCGAGCGGCATGTCCGCTGCCGAGATCGCGGCGTACACCAAGCAGAAATACTCGCGCACGCTTTGTGCCGCTTGTGCCGCCAAGGAAAAAGCAGCGCGTCAGGCAGCCGCCGCTGCCGAAGAATCCGCGCCGAAGGACGCCGCCGACAATGGCGAGGCTTAAGTACTTCCCCGAGCGGCTGCGTGAGGCACGCGAGAAAAAAGGATGGTCGATATCGGAGCTGGCAAGGCGCTCGGGAGTATCGGCATCGAACATCGCGCGCATCGAAAGCGGCGAGGGCACGGTCGGTCCGGGGCTGTATATCGCAATGGAGCTTTGCCGCACGCTTGAGATATCAATGAAGGAGCTGACAGGCTTATGATACTGACCGAAAAAAACTATTATTCGCCCGAGGCAAACCGTGAATACTGGTCTGCGTCGTTCGTCAAGGCGATGCTCGACTGTCCGGCTCGTGCGCTTGCCGAGCTGCGCGGAGGGTACGAACGTCCAGTGACCGACGCGCTCCTCATCGGCGGATACATCGACGCATACTTCACGGGCGCGACCGTATTCGCGGAATACATCGCGTCACATCCCGAGATAATAAATTCCCGCACAGGCAAACTGAAGGCGCAGTACCTCGCAGCCGACGCCATGATAGCCCGCGCTCAGTCGGACGCGACATTCTCGGATTTCCTGCGCGGAGAGAAACAGACGATAATCACCGGCGAGATCGACGGGATACCGTTCAAATGCAAGCCCGACTTTCTGCTGCGCGGCAAACGTATCGTAGACCTCAAGACCGTCCGCAATTTTGACCCTGTGTGGCGTGACGGTGAGGGCTGGCAGGCATTCCCCGACTTCTGGCACTGGGATCTTCAGCTTGCGATATATCAAAAGCTTGTGGGCGGTCGCCTTCCCTGCTACCTTGCGTGCATTTCGAAAGAAACCCCTCCGGGGCTCAAAATAGTCGAGGTCACGCAAGACGACCTTGACGACGCCATGCGCAGACTCACCGAATCTCTCCCGCGTCTCGATGCCATGAGGAGCGGGATCATCGAACCCGACCGCTGCGGCAGGTGCGAATACTGCCGCGCAACGGATCGCATCACACGCCCGGTCACGCTCGGCGAGCTGAGGGCTGAAATATAAGGAGCAACCATGACAAACGTAATAATGATATCCGGACGCCTTTGTGCCGATCCGGAGCCCAAAGCAACACAAAACTCCACGGCAATGGCAGTGTTCCGCGTAGCCGTTGATCGCCGCTTCGGAGGCAAAGGAGCCGAAAAAAAGACCGATTTTTTCAACGGTGTCGCGTTCGGTAAGACCGCCGAATTCATAACTACCTATTTTCACAAGGGCGACGGCATCGAGCTTGTCGGCTCAATGGAAAGCGACGAGTGGACGGACAAGGACGGTCAGAAACGCATCGGATGGAAGATACATACCGACATGGCGTCATTCCCGCCTACGCGTAAATCGGAAGCGGGAAGCGCGCCTGCTTCCGATCCGGCTCCCGCGCCCATGGAGAAAATAGACGAATCCGATCTACCGTTCTGACATGAGAGAATTCGCTTATGAGCGCGAGGCAGCGCAGGGCAAACCGACACCTGACGGACTTGCGGCATCCGACACGGCAGCGTATATGGCGCTGCGCGCCCTCTATGCGCAGTATGCCGCAGGGCTCATAGACCGCGAGGCGGCGCAAGCGGAAAAAGCGGAGATATTGAAATCCTTTGTAGCGCTGCGGTCGCGCGAGGAATTCATTTCGAGGGAAGCGGAGACACTGCGGCGGCGCATAGGAGAGGCGAGCGAGGCATACCGCCGAGAACCCACACTCCCCAATGCAGACCGCCTTTACGCGGCGTTCTGGGGGCTTCCGGAGGGGTGGCACAATGGGACTGAGTAATATCGAACTGCGTGCCGTGGCGGGAGAGATAAAGAAGCTTGTGCCGTTCCGCGAGGCTGCGGAGCGGTACGGGCTCGAATTCGACCGCTCGGGCTTCTGCCGCTGCCCGTTCCACAACGAACGCACGGCTTCCTTCCGCGCCTATCCCGACTCCGGACATTGCTTCGGCTGCGGTTGGGACGGTGACATCTTCGACCTTGTGGGCAGTCTCTTGGGGATCTCTTTCCGCGATTCGGTGTCACGCGTAAACGACGATCTCGGGCTCGGATATCCGACAGACCGCCGCGCAACATTGCGCGAGCGTGCCGAACTTTCAGCCCGCGCCCGAGCCCTTGTCAAGGCGCGCGAAGCAGAGAAAGCAAAAGAGGAAGCCGACTTCCGCGATATGCTCGAATACCATCGCGTGACTGCAATTCTCGCACAAGCCCCACCCGGAAGCCCGGAATACATAGAAGCCCTTGTGCGCCGTGACAGTGCCGCATACCTTGCCGCGTGCGCCGAGGAGCGAGACTATCAAAGGAGGTGCAGACATCCGTGACCGAAACAAAGACGCCCGCCGTGCCTACGGGCGAGGAAATAATGAAATACGACCGCACAGACCTTGTCGGCTCGGTGATAAGCGTGTTCGACACGCCCGAACCCGAGCGCTCCGGGCTGCTTGCGTATGTGCGCGTCCGTGCCGCCGATCTTGCCATAGATAAGCAGGTCGAAAAACTGATAAACGACTATGCGCGCCAAGCGGGTGACATAGAGCACTCAGAGCGCCGTGACGCGGCACAGCGGCAAAACGACATGAACCTGCAGCTCGATTATAAAGGCTCCGTCGCCTGCACCATCGGCAATTTTTACGCCATAATGACGCATGACAGCCGGTACGCCGGTGTGAAGTTCAATATGGTCTCAAACCGCCCCGAGGTGCACACTCCGGACGGCTCGGTGCTGCTCTGGACAGATACCGACGACGCCCTCTCACGCGCCTACATAGAAAGCAAATGGCACATCCATTCGAAGGACAAGCACCGCGACGCTTTCCTCATGCTCCTGCGCGAGCGGGAGTACAATCCCGTGCGCGACATGATAGACGCGCTCGTGTGGGACGGCACCCCACGTATCGGACAATTCCTCGCGGTGTGGGGCAAGGCGGAAGACACGGCGTACACCCGCGAGGTGTCGCGCCTGATCTTTGCGGGCGGAATCAACCGTGCATATAATCCCGGATGCAAGTTCGACGACGTACCGGTGCTTGTGGGCGCTCAGGGCGCCGGCAAATCAACGCTTGTGCGATGGCTGGCGATGAATGAATCCTTCTATGCAGACCTTTCGGAGTTCGAGGGCAAAGAGGCGATAGAACAGCTTGACGGCGTGTGGATAGGCGAGATAGGTGAATTGCTTGCAATGACACGCCTCAAGGATCAGGAAGCCGCCAAGGACTATATCACGCGTCAGAAGGACCGTATACGCCGTCCGTGGGGCGAGCGCATCGAGGAGCTGCCGCGTAAGTCGGTGTTCATCGGCACGACGAACAATTCGCAATTCCTGCGAGACATGACAGGCGGCAGACGGTACTACCCCGTCACCCTCCACATGAACGGCTACGAGCTGCACCGTGGTGAGGCGGAGTGCCGCCGGTATATCGCGCAGTGCTGGGCAGAGGCGAAGGCACTGTACGACCGTCATGCCCTCCCGCCATATGCTGACGAAAAGCTTGTGGCTGACATCGCAGCCAAACAAAATGACGCCATGGAGGACGACTGGCGCATCGGTGCCATAGGAGCGTATCTCGAAACACGTCATCCGGGTGACGCGGTCTGTGCGCGGGAGATAATGCACATGGCGCTCTCGCCCGACCCCGACCGCCCGCAGGATCCCACAAAGCGTGACGCGCTCGAGATAGGACAGATAATGACGCGTGACTTCCCCACATGGGAACGCATCGGGATCGTCCGCACAAGTCGCTACGGCGTGCAGCGCTGCTGGCGCAAAAAAACCGAAAAGGTGGATTTTTTATAATGAAAGAATTGTTTGTGGACAATTTCGCCGGCGGCGGCGGAGCAAGTACCGGCATTGAAGCGGCGATCGGGCGCAGCGTGGATATCGCAATCAACCACGACCCGGATGCAATAGCGATGCACAAAGCAAATCACCCTGCTTCGAAGCATTATTGTGAGGACGTCTGGCAGGTCGATCCGGTTAAAGCCTGCGGCGGAAACCGCGTTGCGCTGGCATGGTTTTCTCCGGACTGTACGCATTTCAGCCGCGCCAAAGGTGGCAAGCCTGTTGACAAGAATATCCGAGGGCTTGCGTGGGTTACGGTAAAGTGGGCGCTTCTCGTGCGACCGCGCGTCATCATGCTCGAAAACGTCCCGGAAATACAGACATGGGGACCGCTCGGCTCTGATGGCAAGCCTGACAAAACCCGTGCGGGAGAGACCTTCGACGGCTTCATTCTTGCGCTTACGACCGGTATACCGCCGACACATCCCGCCTTTGAGGAAATGTGCTCTGCGCTCGGCATCGACAGTAACTCCCCGGAAGCCGCGAGAATATCCGCCGGACTCGGATATGACCTTGAATACCGTGTGCTGCGTTCCTGCGACTACGGTGCGCCGACAACACGGACGCGCTTTTATTTGATCGCGCGGTCGGATGGTCGTCCTATCGTATGGGCGGAGCCGACACATGCGCCCAAAGACAGCGCTGACGTCAAAGCCGGACGCAAGCTGCCATACCATACCGCCGCCGAGTGTATCGACTGGTCGATACCCGCGCAAAGCATATTCGAACGCGACAAACCGCTTGCGGAAAACACAATGCGGAGGATCGCGCGAGGTATTCAGAAATTCGTGATCGAGAATCCCGAACCGTTTATTGTGCCGATTGGTTATGGCGAGCGGGACGGACAGGCGCCACGGGTGAACGGCATCGACCGACCGCTCGGCACAGTCGTGACAAGTGGAAAGCACTACCTCGTCGCCCCGACGCTAATCCAGTACCACAGCGAAACCAACACGAACGAGATGCGCGGGCAGGCTCTGAGCGAACCACTCATGACGGTAGATACATCTCCGCGCTACGCCCTCTCGGTCGCACATATCATGAAGAATTATGCCGGAGGGTATACCGGCGCCGGAAGCCCCGCAGACGCCCCTCTCGGCACGGTCACAGCCAAAGACCACAACTCCCTTGTAACTGCTCATATCATGACCATGCGCAACCATATGGACGGTCAGCCGGCTGACGAGCCGTTGACGACTGTTTCCTGCAGCGGAGCGCACCATGCCGAGGTACAAGCATTCCTCGTGAAATACTTCTCCACAGGCGCCGCAAAATCGGTAAACGAACCGCTTGACACGGTGACAACCAAAGATCGTTTTGCGCTGGTGACTGTTCATGGTGAGAAATACATAATCGCAGATATAAAGATGCGGATGCTGCAGCCGCGTGAGCTCTTCAATGCGCAGGGGTTTCCGCATGACTACATTATAGACCATGACGCAGATGGGCACCCATACCCGAAATCCAAACAGGTCGCACGATGCGGCAACGCCGTGACGCCGCCGGTTCCTGCGGCGCTTGTGCGTGTCAATCTGCCCGAATATTGCAAACAAAAGGAGATATCACAATGACCACATTTTACACATCCTACGTAAACCACATCCTGCGCTTTTACACGCGCATCCCCGAAGGCGCCGAGCCCCGCTGCAGGACGGAAGCCGACCGCCTCAATTACGAGGCGGCGCATAAGGTGTTTGCCACTCTCGATGAGCCTGAACGCGCCGCTCTGCGCGCCATATTCGGCGCACAGCCCGACCGTGAGGCGGGACATGCGCGTCAGCTGACCGACGACATCATCGCCGGAGCCGTTCGCAAGAGCGGGCTGTCCGCGGGCGCGATATACGCTCTCGCTTCGCGCACGACCGCAAAGATCGCTAAGGAACGGGGGCTGATATGATGATAAACAATGCAGAAGAAAACAGATGCACATTCCCGGGCGGTATAACCTACCGCCCGGACGGAAAGAACGAACTCGACCCGTGCCGGTATGAGGTAATAGAAAAGCACCGCAACGTAACAGTCGAGGTGCTGAGATGTAAAAAATGCGGACACGTAGAGATTGCGTGGACGCGACAGGAAGATACGGAGGATATCGAAGATGAAGATTATACTTGACGAGGGCGCAAAGATGCCCACACGCGCACACGCTGACGATGCAGGGCTTGACCTGTACTCGCGGGAGTACAGAATAATATATCCGCACTCGTCAGCGACGTTCGACACCGGCGTACACGTTGAAATCCCGCGCGGGTATGTTGGGATGATAAAAAGCAAGAGCGGACTCAATGTCAAGCATAGCTTGACGAGCGAAGGCGTTGTGGACTGCGGTTACGCGGGAAGCGTGCGAGTCAAGCTATACAATCACGGCTCCCGGTCGTCCACCGTAGACGTTGGCGATAAAATAAGCCAACTTGTAATAATGCCGATTATTACGCCAGAACTTGAGCTTGTAAAGGATTTCGGGACAAAGACCGAGCGCGGCGACAATGGATTCGGCAGCACCGGAAGATAAAAACAAGGAGAAATAAAAATGAAAGGTTACAAAGCATTTGAGAAAGGCATGATATGCAAGGGGAAGCAGTATGCCGAGAACACGGTATTTGAGGAAGAATCCGCTAAGATTTGCAAGAGTGGGATGCACTTTTGCAAGAATCCGCTTGATGTGTTGGATTATTATCCGTTGGTGGATGAAAACGGAAACATGAGCGAGTTTGCAGAGGTGGAGGCACTTGACGATGCCGAAACAGATGATAACAAAAAGTATTGTACAAAGAAGCTGAAAATTGGTGCAAAAATCAGTTTCCCCGCATTGGTGCAAGCAAGCATCGACTGCGAACTTGAAAAGACAACACAGAGCAAAACAAAAAAGCGCGATAAAGACGATGAGACAATAAGTAGTCGCGGAAACCGGGCGCAGATAGGCTCAAGCGGAGGCTCGGCGCGGATAGGCTCAAGCGGAGGCTGGGCGCAGATAGGCTCAAGCGGAGGCTCGGCGCAGATAGGCTCAAGCGGAGACTCGGCGCGGATAGGCTCAAGCGGAGACTGGGCGCGGATAGGCTCAAGCGGAGGCTGGGCGCAGATAGGCTCAAGCGGAGGCTCGGCGCAGATAGGCTCAAGCGGAGACTCGGCGCGGATAGGCTCAAGCGGAGACTGGGCGCGGATAGGCTCAAGCGGAGGCT